GGCGAATTCTGCCAGGAATCCGGCGGAAAGATTCTTGCCCTGCAGGAATTCCAGATTTTCCATGTATTCTTTCATGAAAGACATTTGGCTTTCAAGACTTTCTGACATGGTTTTCACTGAAAAAGCGTTCAGCGAATCTTTCAATGCGTCCGCTTTTTTCTGGTATTCTTCCGACGTGATCGTCCCATTGTGCAGTTGCTCATTCAGTTCGGAAATCTGTTCATTGACTGCCGTTGTCGGTCGTACAATCTGCGTGAATCCACTTACAATGCTTTCGACTGCCTGCGCCGTCGACGCCCGCATGTTCTGCACATAGGTTTCAACGTTTTTGAGCGCGTTTTCCAGCCCCTGCGCGGCAGTCTGTGCGGCTGTGACTTGTTCAGAAGACCATTCTGTCGCGGCGTCTCCTGCTTCTGTGACGGTTTCTGAATACTCGCCGAATCTTTCCGTCAAGTATTGTTCTTCGCTTTCAAGCTGCTTTGTAGCGGCCTGCGTCTGCACTAGCGCGGTTTGATATTCTTCCTGTGCATCTTTTGCGGTTTTCCACAATGCATAGAATTCTTGCGCTTCTTTCCCGCCGTAATCTTTTACGCCCTGCATACCGCCGCGGTCATATACGCTTCTAATAGTCGGGTGATCGCTCAAATAGTTATTCGCTGCAGTCTGTGCGCCGCCTGCCGTGATTTCCAGCCCGTACAGATTGCCCTGTGTTTCCGCGACGGCCTGTTTTTTCGCATAGAATGCTTTCCAATACGCCAGCTTTTCCTGTGCGGTCTTCCACTCTTCCACATATGTTTCAAGCGTACCAATACCGCCCTGGATTTCGCCGCTTTCAGCGTTGACGACTTCCGAAAGTCCGGGAATCGTTCTTATCAGATCCTGACAGGTTTTCAACCATTGCTCTTGTTTATCGGTGATCTGTTCAGATGTAAAGCCCAGCGCTTCCAGTCCCTGTATAGCGACGTCCGAATCCTTGCCCATTGCAAGGAATTGCTCAGTCATCGTCTCGAAAAACTGCTTTCCTGCTTCTGTGTTCCCAGAAAACCCAGAAACCAGCGTCGTCAAAAGCTTGTCCCACGCTGCCGCATCATTCGGGTCTATTGAGTTCACCGATTCCGCCAGCCCGGCAAGCCATTCTTTTGTGCCCTCTTCGCCCTTTCCGGTAAGCGCAGAAAGCGCAGCAGAATTATCGCCGAAAGCGTCAAGCAGTTTTTTCCACGCGTTCACCTTATCTTCGCCCAGTTCGGCAGAAGTCAGAGATGATACAAGCGAAGAAATATTTGTGCCGGCTTGATTGTCACCGCTAAAAAGGTTATGCAGTCCATCGATGCTCTGCAGCGCGTTAAACATGGATGTCCAGACGCCCGGCGCGCTTGAATCAAGCGAGTTCGCGCCCTTTGCAAGCTTTTCAATCGCTTGATCTGCGTCAGTCTCGGCGATGAGAGACATCTTATCAATAAGATTCTGCGCCTGGAATGAAACGTCTTCGATTTCCTTTATTTTTGCGTCGCGGTTGATATTAATGGATTTCAGCCGGTCAAAAAGCGTTTCCTTTGGCGTCGCTGTAAGCGCGGACATGAGTTCCGCCGTCTTTGAGATAAGCGGCTCAATAGCGGTCAGAATCACGGATCCTGCAGACGTTGAGATGGTGTTCAACGCGGTTTGCATTCTCCGCGTTGCGTTCGCAAAACCATCAGATGTGCGGGCAAAGTCGCCCTGTGCGTCCGCTGTCGCCTGCATCAGATATTGATATCTTAGGACCGTCTGTTCCTGCTGTGACATCGCAGTAAACGCCTTTGTGATACCTTTTTCCAATGCGTATGCTTCCAGATTCGCGACCGACATGTTTATGCCAAGCTGCTTCAGCGGTTCCGTTTCTCCGCTGATACCGGACCGGATTTTCTGGAAAGCTGTCTCAAAATCAAGATTGTAAAAAGACGCCATATCCGCAGCGAGTCCGGCAAGGTCTGTTGACATTTCGACAATTTCATCGCCAGACATGCCCGCGGACTTCATCATAGCGCCCAGCGTCGACGTGAATTGCTTTGCCTGCGTTTCTGTTAGTCCGAACTGCTGGCCCGCAATCTTTGACCATGATTCAATTTTTGACGCGCTTTCGCCGAAAGTCACGTCTACAACGTTCTGAACTTCTGCGAGATCGGAAGCGGCAGAAACTGCAGCTTTGCCCCAGTCAAGCAACATACTCCCGACTTTTGCAGCGGAAAAAGCCGCGGCAACTTGCTTTGCAACGTCCGCGAACGATTGCCCCATGTTTTCCGTGCTTTCGTCGGTCAGCTTATCCCACTTTTTGGATTCTGTCTGTATGGCGGACGTTACGTTTTTAACGCCCTCTATGGCCTTTTTCCCGCCGTCAGACGTAATCTCAAATACTACCTGCCCGTCTGGCATTCAGTCACCCCCCAACGATTCATAAGCCCTTCAAGCCCCTTAAACACGTTTTGTACATCGTGCGCATACCGTCTTTCCTGCTCTTCTGGCGTAAGCTGCAACGCAAGATCCGCCTTTGCTTTCATGAGTGCTTCCCGTTCCTTTTGATTGTACTTGGTAGGGGCGGGAAGGGGGCGCACACGTATATTTATAACATCAGTGTATCGCGTTCCGTCCGGGACATTGTTCAGCAGTTCCGAAAATTCCAGCCAGTGCAGCTTATCCCGAAAAAGGTCTATTCCGTAAACCTGGCGGAAAGCGGTTCGAATCAGTCCGGCATCTTGCACAAAGTCAGTAACTTTCTCCGATTCTCTGCCGGGCTTGTCCGGGAAAAGGGTTTTCCGCACGGCGGCAAGTATCCGCGCCTGTTTTCGCTTTGGCGGGTGCTTCGTAAGGCATCGCAGCGCATTATAGGTTCGTGCTTCCGGCATGATATCATCCCGGTCAAGTTCCGCCATCATGCGCAAGACATTGCGGAAATCGAAATCAAGACGGTAGAAACGCCCGTCAACGGTGACGCCATCCGGAAGTCTTTCTTCCAATCTCATTTTTTCGGTTTCTTCTGCGCTTTCGTAATCTTCCCGGACAGACGGTCTCTAAAATACATGCCGCATGCGGTTATGACTGAAATCGGGTTTCCGTCATACAATTCAAAAAGCTGCTCCGCCTGTTTTGCGCCAAAAATCGCTTCTGCGAAGTCATGCGCAACCTTGTTTTGTTCTTCTTCCGTCGCATTCGTTACGCCGTCAAGCGGCCCGGAAATCTTGCGCAATGTTGCCACCATAACCGACGCGTCGCCGCGCACTGTCAATTCGACCGTTCTGTCGACATTTCGGAACGTTACGCGGTCCGTTACGGAAAAAGGATTGATTTCATTGTTCTTTCGGAAAAGTTTTCGGAAAAACATACTTTAGCCCTTTCTATCGAAAAAAATAGGGGAAGGAAAGCCCTTCCCCTGTGTATCAGCCTGCCGGAGCATCCGTAACAACGGGCTGACCATTGAAACGAATCGTGCAGGAAAAATTGTTGATGTCCAGTGTCTGACCACCGAACGTCTGAATGTTTCCGATTGTGCAATCGCAAATCATCTGTTTGCCGCTGGAAATCACCTTGACGGACGAGTTACGATCCTCGCCCAGCTTAAACTGCAGCCCGGCAATATAATCCTGTGCGGGGTCGCCAACCACGCGTTTACCAGTGATAGCCAGTTCCGGTGCGGCTCCGGTTACTTCGTTGTGAGCAAAGCCCTTGCCGCACAGAAAAAACGCCTGCTGATTCTGTTCATTTTCGGTGAAGGTCATACCTTGAATACCCTTGCAAAGCTTGGCATAGGTCCATGTGGGCGTGTCACCTTCGGTTTTGGATACACCGATGTACAACTCATTTACCCAGTTCGCTTCCATGCTTTTTCCCCCTTTTATAATGTTGTTTCAATCTTGACGTTCAGCGATGACGCCATCAGCCATCTCCCGTCGTCTTCTCGCGCTATGACTTGCGGTTCCGTGAGCGTTTGTATGTCCACCATGCACCATGCATCTTTTTTGGGGTATTTGTGCATCATCGTGAGACGTTCATGTATCCGATTCAAGGCGTCAGAAACCACGTCCAAACGGCTGTGTTTGGCGTTTATCACTAAATCAAGAATGATATACTGGTTCTTGTCCATAAATACTGTTTGCGGCGCAGACGGTCCTATCTGGCAGCATATCCCGTCGCCGGTTCCGAGTGCGCCGCGCCGGATCGGTGCATAAAGGTCCATCGCGTCTATCAAATCCATTACGGCATCAACCGCGCTATCTAAAACGTTCATAGATTCTCCTTAATGCATCGTTCCGCAAGCTCCGTCCATTCGCGCAGATGCTTCCGCTTCGCGGTTTCGCACCATTGCCAAGTTCGGCCCGGTGTAAGGCTTGTCTCGATTTCCCAATACTGCCGTTTTGCATACGGCGTATCCCAGATTAGTTTTCCATCTTTCGGCTTGGAATGCACGATGGACGACATAATAAGTGTGTTTTGGTCTTTCTTGCAATACTGATTGCAGTCAGCAAGGATCTCATTTGACAGCGTTTCAAGGCCAGCGTTAAAAGCACCCTGCACACGCGCTACAATGGCGTTTGGGTCGATATTCACGCGTACCGGCATAATATGCGCCCCCTTATATCAAACCGATTTCCCAATGATGGAAAAGGTCTGTATCGTCGCGCAGTTCTTCAACCGTGTAAACGGTGTACTCCTGCCCGCGCACAATAACCTTTACGTCTCCGCCCATATCGTGCGCAGTGTTGAAAAGGTCCCACCAGTCTATATCCGGCTTCGAATTCTTCCGGTCAGCGAATAACAAAGAGCGCAATGTGCATTCTGTGTTTTCTGCCGTCTTTCTGACTTCGTTCGTCGGCTGCAGGTGCACCCGGTTGACGGTGTACTCCTGATAAACAGGATTTTGCCATCTATCAAGCCCGGTACATGCGCGAACTATTGCCGTTGTGCGCATGATACGCGCCGGAATCGGTCTTAGCATATCCTGCACCACCCGTCCATCGTCGCAACCTGGGGATTCATCAATCCCGTTTGTTCCAAATAGGCAACCGCAAGCGGGGAAATAAACGCGCTCAGTGCGCCGCCTGCGCTTGTTCCGCTTTTTCCTTCGACGTGTACCTTCCCGACGGTAAATCCTGCAGTGCTGCCGCTATTCATGCTGTCAAGGCCATTGATTGAAAGAAAGTCAATCTGTGCACATGACGCGTATCTGTACAGCGTCTGTACCTGTGCGGGAAAATTATCGAAATTGTCGTCGGTGACTTGAAAGCGGGTCATCGCGCCGATAATGCGCAGCGCGTGCGCAGCGAGCGCGGGGAAGGAATCTTCGTCGGATTCCTGCCCCATATAGACATTTTTATAAAAATCATAGTCTATTACGCTCATTGCTTATCCTTTTCCCCTTTACGCGGCAGCATTCATAATAATGCCGCTCTTCCGGTTGTTCAGCACGAACGCGCCATAATAGTAACGTTCGTAATACAGATACTTGCCCTTGCTCTGCGCAGTCGGTGCGGAAACCATAGCGGTTTCATATTTTACGGGCGCGGCAACGGCGTCAGGATCGACAATAATCATATTAATCTGCTTTGCAGTCCCTGCCGCTACCCAACCTTCGGTGAATGTATATGCGGACTTCATCAGGTCGGCGGGGACTTCGTTCAGTTCGACGCCGTCAAGACGCGCGATATTACGATCCACGCCACGGATACCGGTTCCCACATCCATGAAACGCGTCAGGCCGGCGGCTTCTTTCAGCAGCTTGTACACGCCGGGCGTCATGTAGGCAACGGCGCGGTCACGCGGTACGCGGGCGTTTGCAAGGCTTTCCAGATAAGCATCCCACTTTTCAAGGATGTTCGCGGCAGTGAGTGCGACGGTGTCCGGCGTTGTTACCGCGGCATACAGCACGGTAGACAGGAAAGCATCCATTTCCGGAATCTTCTGCGTTTCAACGAAAGTCCGGGTGATGTTCGCGATGGATGCGACCATATTCGTTTCGTCGATGTCCATAGGATCGACAAGCGTATCCCATTCGCGATCCATCTGCAGCGTTACCGGCTGCAGATCGTTGTTCCAGTTGCGGCTGAAAGTGCCGGTGATCTGGTTGCGGTCAACGGCATGCGCGCCGGATACGGTAAGAGACGGAATATACATCGTTTTGCCGATGCCCGGCTTATAAAGGGAAGAATTGGGCGAACCCCAGATCCTGCCATAATAGGAACGATAGGGATAAACGTTCGCAAGGGCCTGCGAATATTCCGCAGCATAGTTTACATTTGCTTGAACAAATGCCATAAGTTAAAACCCCTTTCTTTACTTTTTGGGGATAAATCCCCAGATGTCTGTAATCTTGTCCGCGTCCGTCTGCTGTCCCGACGGGATTTTCCCTTTATCGGGTGATCCGAACGTGGGCTGCTTCGGTTCCGGTCCGGCGGTTGTGAAATATTCTTCATACTTGCCCCGGATGCCGTCCAACTGTTCTGATATGGGTTTCGCTTCCTTATCATGAGAAAGCATACCCCATACCTGTTCCCGGAATTTCGGTTTCACGGTTTCAAACTCTGCTCCGCCGATCGCTCGCAGCATATCACGTTCGCGCGCTAGTTCCATGTATTCCGGTGTTTCTGCAACGTTCACGGGTTCCGGTTTGTAGTCCTTCTTTGCGGCTTCAACCGCGGCGTTTTTCATGTCTTCCGCCGCGCTTTTGCTGATAAAACCTTCATCAAGTGCTTTACCGTACAGCGCAAAAAGCTGCTCTGTCTTCTGTTCTTCTGTAAGGTCAGCGTTCCGAATGATCTTATCAACCGCGCCCCGTGTGTATGTACCTGCCATATACCCTCCTTTTTACGGTGCTTTAGAGTGATGCACCGAAAGCGTGTTTAACGTCCCGCCGGACGTGATATGAAAAAAGCGGGCCCATGGCTCGCTTTCGTCAACGTGGTTTATTTGCCCGTTCTGGGCGTTTTCTTTGCTGATGCAGTCTTACCCGGCTTTGCCTCTGGAGCGGCCTTTTTGGGCTGTTTCTCGGCTGTTTCGGGTGCTTCCTGATTCTCAGGGATAAATGCACCGCACAGCAAGCACTTGATGCCGCCGGGGACGTTCAAATACGCATTGTGTTTACACATGTTACTCACCTCCTCGCACAATAAAAGGCGGAACGCGTCCGCCTCTGATTACAAAATACTCATCCCGCAGCTCTACCTTCCGCCGCGAGAACCTGACAAGCTTCCCGAAGATGCTGAACTGTAGCCAGCTCTCCGCGTATCGTTTGCCGTGCTCGATGTATAACGTCAGATAGTGATGCATGATATCACTCTTTCGCCTGATAGAAAGGGCATTCTGCGCCATTGTGATAGATATCGTCAGGAATGTGATCGCTGTACGAGATACAGTAATGATTCTGTTCCTCTGGTTTGCCTATTACGACCTCGTCATCAAACTGACTGCGAAACTCATCATATTCGCGATTGTAAAACATGCAATTATCGCACCTGACCAACGTTTGTCACTTCCTTCACCATAGACTCAATGTAATCCGGCAGTTTGTCACCATTGAACAAAGCACAGAAGCATTCAGCAAAAAATTCATGATCGTTTGTGCTTCCGTATTCGGAAATATCAAAGATATCGCCATTGTTATGTGCTTCCTTATAGGTGTCTTTGACAAGCTTCAACAGTCTAGAACATGTTCCACTGTCCGCAAGAGTCTGCACATGTGCCGGATTAATCTGCCCCAGATACTGGTCTATAAGAACATGCCCGAATTCATGCGCAATTGTTCCGCGAACTCCGTGCTGTCCGGATATACTCCATCGTTTGAACTTCAACCTTCGTTCATAACCGTCAATCTGTTTCTGCATGTCTTTCGGAATAGTACCCTTGTAACGGCTTTTGATGGTCTCAATAGCGTATTTTAGGCCTTCCCTCTGCTCTAAGTATTCTTTCGTAGAGTCTCGGCCTATCTTCCTCGCGTTTATGTTCAACGTTCGGAAGTTTGCGGACGCTATTGCGCCCATGCTCTTCTGCTGAATCTCCTCCAGCGGTTTCAAAGACGGGAACCGTTCATAAATTTCTGTGAGTGTGCGGTTGATTTCGTTGCAGCTCTTTATCGAAACCGTCCCGTAATTGACTTGTTTGGCAAAGCGATGTGCGTACTGTTCTGCCTCTGCTTTCGTCTTCACTGGTACAAATGTAGATTGTACAGCATTAACAGGTTTTTGTGTCGCCTGTTGTGCGACATTTACCGCAGGTGCGGGTGTACTGCCGCCAGACGGTCCTGATGTCAGGCCATTGGACCGGAAAAACTCGCGCATTTTGTCGCGTTGCGTCTTGCGGAATGTGCCTGGATCATACGTGTCTTTATCCGGGAAAGTCGGGTTTGTCGGCGTATACTCGCGGCTCCGGCGACGTGCGCGGCCTGTGCTGTCGCAGAAATCATCCAACTTCGCGGATGCCGCCCGCACGCGCTCGCGCTGTGCCTTTATTTCGTCATCCGTCGCGCCCTGGGCCTTTAGTACAGCAAGATCCCTTTTTTCATTCCGCAGGTTCCGCTCAAGTGCCCGCTGTCGTTGGCTCTGTTCGTATTCCTTCGCGTTTTCTTCCGCATCCTGCTCCGGCGGGCGTATCTTCGAAAAGCCAGGCACGAAAGGAATTGGATAATGCCCGCAGTTTATGCCAAAAAGGCCCGCGGCTTCTCCGTAGGTCGTTTCTGACTGTGCGTAAACATGCACCGTGTTTCCGTCCCGGTCCGTAACTTCCCGCGAGAGATCCTGCCTGGAAATGACTTTCCCCTGCCAAGGATAACAAAGCGGTCGCGCGCCGTCGTGATAGGATACTTGGTACAGATCATTCCCCGTTTCTTCGGACCGTTCAAAAACTGCCGCACGTGCTGTATTCGCAAGCGTCGTCCGAATGTCCATGGTTACATAGGCTTCTGGCGTCCATCTGCGCCCAGCATGATCTATAAAACCCGTGATCCCGTTTTGCACCATCTGTTTTACGCCGTCGCGCATCGCCTGATTCAGTGCCGTTACACCGGTTACAACCTTGCCCGTCTGCGTGTTTAGAATTGTCTGCGTCCGCTGCATCCGCGAAACAATATCCGAGACGGTGGATTGATACGCCTGCTGTGTGCTTTCAAGCATAACGGTATTCACTAGGTTCAGCTTATCCGCAGACTGTCGATAAAACGCCTTAAATGCCTGCGTCTGTTCCGGTGATACTTCCGGCGGGATTCGCCAGCCGGACGGCAAAAGCCCGGCCTTAGCGGCGTCCTGTATGGGCTTGTCTGCATCGCGTACACCGTCAAGTATGGCATTTTGAAGATAGGACCGCAAGACAGCATCCGCGCCGCCGAGCATGTTCACAAGAATGTCAAGTGTTTCCCGGCGTATCTGCCCCAGTTCTCCAAGTTTCGTTGTCTGGTACTGCCAGACAGAAAACGCCGTGTCGCTGTCGTCTATGTATGGGAAATGTTTCGCCATATTCACAAGAATTTCGTTCACAACCGCGGCGTAAACATCGCCCATTGCGTTTCCCATCTGCTCAATGAGTTTCGGATTCACGGATTATCACTCCATGCCGCCAAAAAGATTCGTGACCGTTGCCGCCTGCATTCGTCCCTCTTCGGATATCCTTTTCAACTCCGCTTCTGCTTCTTCGGGCGTCAATCCCTGTCCATACTTCTTATCCGTCAGAAAAGTGTACTTGGAAAGCAGCCCAGCACCCACAAGCATTACACCCTCGTTTATATTTGTCTGCCGGTCCTGCGTGATCCCATCATCAAACATAACGGAAACAGTATAACCGCCTGCAGCCAGTTTCTCGATGCTCTGGCCTTTCCATTCCATGCCGTACAGGATCGCCACATCAATGATATTCCGCACAAGATGCTCCAGCGACGGCGCAATCTGATTTTGAATAGTCTTGACGGTCTTGTATGTCTTGCTGTTTTCGGATACGACTTCCGTTGCTGTCTTCAGCCCGGTATGCTGGTCGAATGTGAAGGATCCTGCAGAAAATCCCATCTGCAGGCAGAGAATAGACAGGAAAGCATTCAGCGCAGAAATATGCTCCTCAACGCGCAACTCGACGGAATTGTCAGTGATTTTCAAGTCATCCGGGGAATCGCTCGCAAGGGCTTCGTATGTTTCGTCTGTGGCATCGAAATAGCGCAGCAGTGCGCCGGTATTCGGGTCCACAATAGACCGCACAGCACGCGCCGGCACGATGATGCGCTTTCTTCCAAGCCGGAATTCACGCACAAAAGAATCATAACAGATATCCAGCGCGTGCAGCGTCTCCATAGCATTCCCGTATACTGACATGCCGAGCGGAGAATTATCGTCAAGGTTATTCGCAATAGGCGTTCTCCAATACGTGAAAAGACTTTCAGAAACCGGAATCACCGTTTCTTCGTCCAGTTCCGGGTAAATGTCCGCCAGAGGCCAGCGAACGCCCAATATATCCTGATCCGTGCCCGTTTCATTCCTGCGCATTTCAGACCGATACAGTTCGTTTGTTATCGTGTACGTCAGTCCGTTCCACCGGTGCCATTCCAACCGGGTGTAATAGTATCCGGCCTTTGCGATGCGGGAAACGAAAACGCCCTCTTTCACACGTGCGTTGTCCCACGCCGTCGGAATGAACTGGTCAGCCATCGCATAACCAATCTTGATTTTCCTTGTCCCTTCGATTTCATTTCCGTTTTCGTCGTGCATCACGTCTGACCATGTTTTCATAGCCGCGCCGCCCAATGCAAGCGCCTGTTCTATGCTTTCCTGCATCTTTTCAAACAACGCGTTTTCTCCTAGGACATGCTGCACAAATTCATTCAGCGGGTCCGGCGTGTCTGCGTCCGCGCTTCTGCCGTTCATCGAAACATTCACCGTGCACTGGTCGCCCCAGACAAGCGATGCCATCTCCGCGCAGATCGCTTTCGCCGTGTTCAGCCGGTACAATTCTCGCGTGCCTTTTGGATTCGCAATGGTAGGGCAGGGGATAACATGCCACGCCTTGTAGAATCCCTTATAAATCCATTTCCAGAGGAAGATACCAAAATAATAATACTGGTTAAAAGCGGGCACGCCGCCAAGCTGGAATATGTCCCGGAATTCACGCGCAATCCCGGTGTTCGCTGCCCCTTTTTGCATTCTGTCCCGCCACCTTTTAATAAATTCCTTAACCACTTCTCCACCCCGCAATCAAGTTCGGGATTTCACGTTCAAAAGAGTATTCCATCGCGTCAAGACTGTCGATATTTGTCGTCCCGTTGTCAAGGCGTACATCTTCCGTAACTGCTTTCTGATCCCATATTGCAGACTGCAGCGCGTCAATGGTTTCCCTGCATGCGCGGTTTATATAAAACCGGTGCGCGCCCATCATCAAGCACAATGCCCGGATCCGGTCATTTATCTTGATTTTCAGCGCATTCCCGATGTTTATCGGTAAGCGATTCCGCGCCGCCGCTGTGCGCAGTCCGTTTATAAGCGTCTGTTCCGCTGAATCGCACCACGCATCAGTAACAAGCCATCGCAATTGGCACGCCTGGACGAACTGCACGAAATCGTTTTCCAGCTTTGACGGGTCCAGCGCTTCTTTTTCCCGGTATTCGTCCAGCACGATAATATTCCCAGCGGTTGTAAAGCCCATACAGCAAAAAGCATGTGCGGACGTTCCGCCGCCAAAGTCCACGCCAATGACTGCGCTTCTGATCGTCTCGCCGGGCGGCAAGTCGTCAACGATAAAATCGTCCGGCCTGTCCGCGAACTGTTTATAAATCAGTCCCTCAGCGACGGCACGTTCTCCGAGTATGTCGCGCCTGTACCAAACTGTATTGGGGTCGTATTGGCTTTCTATTTCCGCGATTCTCTCCGGCGTAATCGTCGCGTTATCCTTGATTGTGAAATGCGTGTACAGATATCCGCCCTGCAATCCTTTTTCCCTGTATGCGTCAATATAGTTTTCGTATATGCCCGCTTTCGGGTTGCACGGGTTCAGATCCCACAAAGTAAACGGCTTCTGCGCGGCAATCTGGCGTCCGCTTGCCACCTTGATAAAAGATATGCGGCTGTCCGTACTGTCGAAATGTTCATTGATTTCTGTTGCTATCCAAAGCCCATATGAATTTCCAAGGATCCGTTTATATGCGTCTGCTTTTGCGCCGCCCACAAAAATTACAATCTTTTCGCCTGTCTGCGTCTGAATAAAAAGCGCTTCATTATCCCGGTACTTTCCCCAGCGACAACGCCCGCGGAAAAGTGCTTCGAGTCCAAACCCGTTGCAGACGCCTATATTCAGTTTGGCATTGCCAATTGTCGAACCGGACGCAAGATGATATTTATCCGGGCATGTCTCCAGATATGCGGCAGCGATTATACAGTGGTCTATAGTCTTGCCTGATCTGATAGCACCTTCCGCAACGCACATGCGGTTTTTCAACGCGTTTTTTATATACTGTTTGTGTTTTTCCGAAAACGCGCCCCACGGAATCGTCGCCGTTTTACTCATCTCAACAACTCCACAAGCGGCGTCAGATCTTCTATATCGTGCCCGCTTCCTGCATTCTGCATGTCGTCGGTAAGGTCCTTATATGCCGCGGTCAGATCCTTTATACGAAAAATTGCTGTGCTGTTCCCGGAACGGCTTCGCACCTCTGTTGCATCCATCGGGTATTTTTCTTCTATCCGCTTCAGCCGGAGTAATAGTTTCTTTTTCAAATCTTCCGCAATCGCTGCATTGTCCGCAACGGCAACGGCAACTTTTTGTTGTGCTTTCGTTGCGGCTTTGTTGCTTGCCTTTTCCCGGTCCGCTTTCCAGTGATCCCGGTTTGCCTTTTTTAGCAGGATATCGACGGGAATAGCATACTTTTCCGCAAGCTTTCTTTGACTGATCCCGCCGCCGATGTATTCGGCATAAAGTGCATTCCAATCTATCCGCTTCTCGTTTTCAATGGGTATCACCCCCGATTAGTTTAGCTTCACGGCCTGTTCGCCCGTGAAGTCTTCCCACCGTTTAATAATCACGTCAATATAATGCGGGTCGAGTTCCATCATATAGCACTTTCGCCCGGTCTGTTCACATGCAATCAGCGTGGAACCGGAACCGCCGAACGGGTCAAGCACCTTCCACCCGTGCTTGCTGCTGTTCAGCAACAACGGCGCAAGCAATCCTTGCGGCTTGACGGACGGGTGAACCTCAGCCGTGGTGGATTTCTCCGCATATAATGCCGTTGTGCTTTCATGTTCCCCCAACAGCCTTTCGCAAAGCTTGATCAGTTCGCTTTTCTTAAGATTGACAAGTTTCGTCTTCGTGTCTTCAATCACGGTTGATTCTGCCCGGCTGTCCGTGAAGTAGTGTTCCGCACCCGTTTTCCACCCATACAGGCAGGGTTCGTGCTTCCATTGATAATCCGCACTCCGGGACAATGCGTGGTTTGACTTGATCCAAACAAGCTGTTCAGAAACCTTCCATGTTTTTACATCCCGTGTGGCATTGTCAAACATAGTGTGGTTCAATCCCGCATAAAAAATATAAAAGGCGCACCCGGGAAGCATCACCGAATCCATGTTGTGAAATGCTTCCCGCAGGAAGTCCGTGAAGTCCTCTTCACTCATTGAATCATTGAGGATACTCTGGTTGTGCTCGGTGAAAGGCTTTTTGTTGCTCCCAAGATTCACGTTGTACGGTGGATCTGTCAAAAGAAGTTCCATGCTTTCCCCTGCAACAAGGGTTTGCATATCCTTTTTGCTTGTGCTGTCCCCGCACATCAACCGATGATTCCCAAGGCGGTATATTTCGCCCCGTTTTGCTTGCGGTTCTTCCGGCACTTCCGGCGTTTCAACTTCCTGCACTTCCTGCGCATCAATCTGCGCTTCCAAGCCATCAAACCCGAATGCGGTCATATCAATGCCCGCAATGCTCAACGCCGCAAGTTCCTCTTCAAGCTTTCCAAAGTCCCACGGGCTTTCGTTGGTCTTGTTGTCTGCAAGCCGCAACGCCTGTGCTTCCTCTTCGGTTAGGTTGTCAGCATAGACAACCGGAACGGTATCAAGCAACAGTTGCTTTGCCGCCATCAACCGCCCGTGCCCGATAATGACCACGTTGTCACGGTCAACAACAATCGGTTGTTTCCACCCGAAAGCTTTTATACTTTCTGCAATGCGCTCTATCTGTTCAGGCGTATGAATCTTCGCATTCCTTTCGTACGGCGTCAGTTTATCCGGCGAGATGTACTCAATTTGTAGCTGCATAATGTGTTGCCCCTTCGCTTTTTGCATACAAAAAAGGCAGGTTGTGCGGCCCTGCCTTTTTCAGAAGATTCAGATTGGATAGTCCGAACCTGTCGACGCGGTGGTCTGTGTACTGACCACTATCATTGTATCATATCATAAACTATGAAAAACTATGTTTTTCTATGGTCTTTTATTCATTTATCATCCATGCATTCGGTAACCCATCCGCCCATTTCAGAAACTGCGCCCATTCTTCCAGTTTGTGTCCCTTCCTCTGCTTGTACATGTTTCTGATGGCTGCATATGACATCATGACAGTCCTTTCCTGCAGGAACGACTGCGGCAAGTTGCGAATCACGTTCATTTCGATTCTGTGTTTTTCCTTCGGATCTTCCGCCGTCCCCCATGCGTCGATTGCCATGTTCAGCGAATCAATAACGCCAGGGAAAACGAATCCTTCGAAATCTTTCTCCGTTAAATGCTTCCGCATCAGCGTATGCATGGTCGACGTACTGATTTTTTCAACGCCTACACGATACGTGTCAAACTGCTGCCACCAGTACCGCGGCGCGGTGATCCTTGCCCACACCATTATCATTCTCAGATGCTTCGCGTGTTCAGGGCCGGACTTCTGCAAGTCAAGCGCAAGCCGCTTATCCTTCGGACCAATGACGAGTGCACCGCTTTTATACTCCGTATCTGTCCGGTCCCATGATTTGTAAGGATTCCGCATTGCATCCAGTGCAATGCTGGTTCCCGCAAGAATAATTGTTTGTATTTCCATATATGAATTCCTTTCTTAAAATTCGTCTTCTTCTGTGGGCGTGTACGGTTCAATCATGCAAACGTTTTCAAGGTTTATCAGCGTCAAGCCGCTTTCGATACAGTCACTGATTGAGCACATATCGTAATTTGCTTCTGTGATAATATCACTATTGTCCAGTTCGACTATAGACTTTCTCCCGTTTATGAAAAGTATAACCGCCTTCATTCTTTTTTCCTTTCAGTCTTCGTCTATCTGCACATGGTCCCATCCAGCCATGATGCAAGACCCGTCTTTCGGCATGTCTTCCGGTGCTGGCTCATAGTGCAAACAATCCAAATACGTTTTACGGATGGCGCAATGCTTTACGTCTGCATTTTTCCTTTCACAACTCCAGCATTCGTTTTGTATCAACGTATTCAGCAGCGAAATAAACGCGTTTTCTGGTACCTGGCAAACGCCCTCCGTCGGTACCTGTGCCCATTTCGTCATCAGGCAGATTTTTGAGTTTTTCAATTCTTTGTCTAATGCAAGCAATTTATTTGTGGGTATCGTTTCCATAAGATCGTCCGCCACTTTGTGCGCCCAGTATTCAAGGCATCTGTAATTCCTGTATCCGTTCGGGATCGTCTTCAACCGTTTTTTTAACGCTTCCGGGTTTTTCGCCAGCTGGTCGACGGCAATGATAACATGCCGCAGGGCGTCATATTCGCGCCCATTTAAGGGTGTTTGTGGAATGATGCTAGTTTCATTCATACCGTATGAAATCCTTTCCGTAAATCGCGTTACAATCGTCAAAAACCTTTTTCATGCCTAGCCCTTCTTTTGACGGGACCCAGATTTTTTCCGTGTTCCAGGCTGTGCAGCGTTCTCAGCCTGTCTACAAGTGCGGCCCATGTGTAGTCCCGGGGAGTCCAGTCAAGACTCTCCCGGGACACCGCAGTAGAAATGGTAAGCTTCATTGGGATTCTTCCTTTACTTACGTGTATACACTAAAGCTGTTATCTAATCAGCCAATTTATCGCCAGGCTCAAGCTTGAATTTGCGCTCGCCAGTTTCAATGTTGTAATAATACTCGAACCACCCATCATAAAACTTTCTCCACATATTAAACTCCTTCAGTCTCTTGCTCCACGCAATCGTTATCACAGTAGCAACGTGTCATGGTTGCCTCGACCAATAGCTTTTCTTCTTTTCGGTCGCAACTCTCAACATCACGGATTTCCCAGCGTTGATAGAGTGAATCCCACCAGTAATGATCGAGACAGGAGATATCCTTACCTGACTCATCCTTGAGTCGAACAAGCAGAAGCGGATCGCCCCTTGGATCGCACACGAATTTGCGCAGTTCGACGTGTGAATCACGGTTGTACTGGTGATACTCAATCACAGCCTTTTCTAAGTCTGGGCAGAATGCTTGCTTCATGATTCAGCCCTCCGTTTCATCTTTTCATCCCAGAAAGCGATCTTTCTGAGCTGCTGGTAGCGCTCAAGCCCAATCTCACGGGCCATCATAGACACAAGCCTGCGCTCTGATGTGGTACACTTGCGGAATTCTGAGCCAAAGAAGATCCTCGGTGCCGCTGGTCTGATCTTCTCTATCTCACGCGCTTTGGCAATCAGCGCCTCCTGTGCTTCTGCTTCCTTGAGCGCATCCTCTCTCCGCATCTGCTTAATCTCTAACTCTGCATTTGCCTTTTCTATCTCGATCTGTGCGGCATGTTCGCGTTTGTAATCCTTAATAACGTTGAGTTCATAGGAATGCTCACTCAATTTTTCCAGCAGTGTGGCATACTCAGGATCAGCTTTCCGCTCTGCTGCAGTCTTGCCAAGTGCCTTGAGGTACTGGTTCCGCTTTGTGATCTGAGCATTCAGCTTGGATACTTTGCCTTTTAGCTGAGATCGCCATATATTGATCTCCCCGGAAGACATCCCATCTAGGCAATCATAGATTTCAGTCAGTGTCCGCATTTTCTGTTTCCTCCTGGAGTTTACCTTCTTCATCTATTGTTTCCCGACCACAGCATGTACAGGACTGTCTTTGCCTTAAATCCCCTTTATCTCGCATTCTTTATGCCCTTCTATCCATCTGTTTATGCCTGCCAGCGCGTTTGCATGAATTGCGTACAACTGCGGTTCCGAATAGTTCATGCGCGCCGCTATATCCGAAAAACTCCGCCCGTTTATGTAGCGCCATGTCAGTAACTCTTTTTGTGTTTCATCCGGGAGTGACTGTATAGCCGCAAGAATCTGCAGCAGCGATTGCGACGCTTCCGCCTGTACCGCCTGCAAGGCTTCTGTTTCGTCTATGATTTCCGCGATGGCGTCCGCTATGGGATCATGGGTGGCGGGGGAGTTCTGCACGCGCTCTTTATACTTCACGCCAGCCAGCGCGACGCGATCCCGTGCCGCGTCTATTGCTTCAGCAAGCGCGTTTATCCGTCCGCATATGCTCCGGTACTGGCGCAGAAACTGTTTAGCCGGGTTTCCTGTCTGCATCCGTGCTTTCCCCCTTATTCAGTCTTTCAATCCATCGCGTTTTCTTCTGATACATCGTGTCGCTAACTAGCTGCAAGTCGATTTTCAAGAAACTGAGATACAGCGCGACGTCGGCAATTTCTTCATGCAGCCATTTCAAACACTCTTCCTGTGTCGCCGGTGTAGGGTTTGTTTTGTCGTGTGCCCTGCGCAGCTTCAACGCCGCCTGCGCCAGTTCTGTGCATTCTTCCGCAAGCCCTGCAAGGATCTCCGTTAGCGGCATATCTTCCGGCCTTATCCGGGCGTCTGGTTCTACCTGCTTCTGTCTTCTCATGATTTCAATCCCTTTCCGGATCATATATCACGGGCGGTTTCAGCTTTCCGCCTGCGCCGAAGTTTTCCGTTTCCCTGTACTGCGCCAGATTGCCGTCCGGATATCCGGTGCGCCTGCTGTCCACTATTCGCGCTTTTTCCTGCGGCGTCAGCATGCGCAGCCGGAAATACTTACAACCTGCCTGCGCTTTTTTGCACGTGCCAGATACAAAGCTTTCGCAATTCAAGCACGGGCCTTTTCCGTCGCAAAGCGCGCGCACGGTTTCCTCTGCAAGGCGGATATATTCGTCTTTTTCTGCCAGAAGATCATGTAAGGCCAGGATTCCGGAAGCATCCGCAATGGTCAGTGTGTTACCGTTCCCGTCCTTCCGGATCCTGCGCACCGTCTGCGCCAATTCATACGCATCACGTAAGATCCCCATTTTTGCACTCCTTACCGCTTCACCGTTCTTATCTCTTCCCGCTCTTTTCGTGCTTTCGAAAGTTCCGCAGAACCTGACGCGTTATAGATTCTGTGCGCGCCCAGTCCGTTTCCTTTTCTTCGTACCTGCGCTGATTCATCGCCGCGCGCTCTTCCGTCCATGCCTTATATCCTTCGCATTTTCCATGACACCCTTCCCTCCGTTCATTGCACCCATAGCACGGCGGTTTCTTTTGCCCCAGGTGCCTTTTCTGCGGCATCAAAACGGCAGATCTTCGTCCGTTACGGGGGTGAATGCCGGCGTTTCCGGTTGCTGTGCGGGTGCTGCTTCCGGCGCGGCTTGCTCTGTATTCCCAGACAAAAATTCCACTTGCTGTGCTGTCACATTTATTTGCGCATGCGGTTTTCCGTCTTTCCCGGTGTAGGCGTCAACGGATACCGGACCAACGACACACACCTTCCGGCCTTTCGCCAGATACTGCGCGCAGTTCGCGCCAGTTTTCCCCCAGGCAGAAACGCGAAAATAGGTGACTTCCTGTTCGCCGCCCTTGAAACGGTTCACGGCAACGTCGAAATTTGTCACTTCTTCACCGCTTTTTGTTGCGCGCCGTTCCGGATCCCGCGTCAGATTTCCAATGATCGTTAAGCTGTTCATATCGTTACACCTCTTTGATTCGAATTCCGTAAAGGAAAAGCATGATTTTTCGCTTGATAATGTATTCCTTCGTTCTGCAGCCTTTCACGTCTTCGACAATCGTTTGATTCGTCGGAACGTCCGTGTATACAAAGTCTGCGCGGTACCTGACCGGCCTTTCGATCGTCTTACCGGCTTCGTCTTTCTGCGATGGCAGCAACTCATAATCCACCTGTTCCCGCAGGTCCTTTATGAGTCCGGCGCGTTGCATCAGCCGCAACTCTGCCGCCCGTGTTGCTTCCCGTCCGCTGTCATACGTCCGCCCGTTGTACTCCGTCCGCCTTGCGCCGTATTTGCTCATGCGTGCCTCTTTCCGGGCTTATATCCTGTCTGCCCGTAAGACGTCGGATTGTGGTAAACGTGCCGGGTGTACGCTTCTGCCGTCCGCACAACGCGCCGTATCTGGCGCGCGTGCTGGATCTCCTCCGCGTGTTCTTCCCTGTGCGAATCGATGCACAGACCCAATAAAAGGACTGTTCCAAGAATAATCAGACTCATTTTTACTATCCCTCCGCGATGTCCATAAGCCAATCTGGCATATCGTTCATGTCGTGCTCCGTGTTTTCTCGCTGTTCGAAAGCCGCGTCTATAACCTGCTTGACAGGTGCACGCGCACCCGGATGCGCTGCTCTTGGCGGTTCATCTTCCCACCGTCGCTGATTCAGCCATGTAGCCGGGTGTGGGATGTACTGCCCGCCATCACGCGTCCACTGGTCCGATGCTTTCCACGTGTCGACGGCTTTCAGCATCTTTTCCAGCAGATCGGCATCCGGTCCGATTTTCAAAAATGCGGCTTTTGCGACGCTTTTTGCTTCCTTCCGCGGATACGCTGCCCAAAAACGATTGAAACGATCCTCGCGCGCGCGTTGTTCTTCTTTGTTTTTTTCTTTCTCTTTATCTTTTTCTTTTTCTTTTTCTTTTTCTTTTAGCAAATTTGTTTCGGTTTGTTCCTGTTTGTTATCATTTGTTTCTGTTTGTTCCGGTTTGTTTTCGTTTGACTGTGCCGGTTTCGTCTTGTTGCTTCCTGCATTCGCGCGTTTTTCTGCGATGGCTTTGTTTCTGTCTACCTGTCCTTTCAGGAAACGGAACGCGATTTTTTCCGGACCACAAAGAAGACTTTCATAATCTCCACCCGCCGCATAGGTTACAACCGCGTCAATCAAACGCCCTTTTTCTTCCGCTGAAAGGTCTTGCGTTACGTCCAGCCACTCCAAAAAAATTGGAACGTATTCGTTCATGCTAGCACCTCTAATGTATACCGCGTATAACGGACCGTTGTTCCGTCTTCGTGCCGGACTGCTTCCGGCTTTTTCACAATCGGGAATCCTGCCCGAATCAATTCAGAAACCCGCGTCGCCAGCTTCGTTATATGCAGCGTGTGGAAAGCGTCCATTGGCGTTATTCCTTCTGGGTGCGCTTTCAGATACTGAACAATCGCTTCATGCTGTCCCATCTTTCCGCCTTTCCGGGGCGGGGGAGTGATCCGCCCGCCCCTTTTCCTGTCATCTGCTCATATCCATCATTGCGTCAATGAGGGTCTGCGCTTCTTCCATCGTGTACTCGCCAAGCCGCTTATCTGGCACGGTTCCGGCAGCTTTTAACTCTGCAAACTGTGCAGCGAAAATTTCCGAGTTTTCGGAAGCAGATACGCCGCGAATCTTCCGCAGTTCCGCCGTCTTTTCGGTCAGAAACTGCCGCACGGGATCCGGCTTTGCTTCCGGTTCCTGCTTCTTTGCCGGCTCCGGCTTTTTCTCCGGATTTTCTTTCGGAAGAATGCCCGTGTGGACTTCTGCGTCCGGGTCTTTCATTTCTTCTGTAGGGATGCAGAAAAGTTGGAACATTGCATACTTCATTGCGACGGACATCGCCTTATTTGACGACTTGTCACCGCTGTCCATACCTTCGCCAATGACCGTCATGGATACATTGGACCCGTCCGGCGCATAAGCCGTAAAACGTACGGTCAGTACAGTGTAATAAAGCACGGTCCCGCTTTTGGTTGTCCGCTCTTCGCGCCGCTGTTCTAGAATTTCAGGCGTAAAGAAGATTCCAAGTTCAGACATCACAGGATTTAATGCGTTATAAACCTGATCGATGCCCCTGTACATAAAGCCCTGCTGTGCGTTCTTCTTGTCCTTGCCAATTGCGCCGATCATGCCAATCGCGCGCCCAATCAATCCGTAAATCTGGCCTGCAGTTTTGTTTTCCATGTGTTAGCCCTCTCTTTCTTTTATTTGGTAATCTTGAACTCCGGTTCCGGCTGTGTTACGGTGATGCACGGGACGATCTGCCCGTCCGCATCCGCTACAACACCTTCGCCGACTATAGACAGTGTTTTCTTGTATGCCGCCCAATCCGGCGACTCTGTGACTTTCACGAACTGCTCGCCGCCGTTCTTCTTCAGATATTCCAGAAGATCCGCGGCGTTATATTCATACTTCGGTGCCTGTGTTTTCATTGCCAGCTTTCCAGATGGCAGGCGATAAGATTCTTCTGTCTTTGTCTTTTTGTGGGGAACGGTGGCAAAGTACAACGCTAGATATGATTTCATAACCCCAACTTTTTCGTCGCACTGTGCATTGACGCGTTCCATGCGTTCCGCATAAAACGCTTTCCATTTCTCCCGCTCTGCTTCCGCTTTCTCGATCTGCTGCAGGCACCATTCTGCTTTTTGGTCATCGTCGCACACAAAATACGAATCATCGCGATATTCTTCCATTGCTGAATCTCCTTTTCTTTGATACCATATAGGGCGTGGAATGTTGTTAGCCCTTCGTTCCAACCCGACGCCATTTATTTGACGCCGGGTTTTTTGTTTTACGCGTGAACGCTGATCGGTTTGTCATGATCCGGCTCACCGTAAGAAAAAGCGTTCTCTGCACTGATATAACCCTTGGAAACACATACGCGCAGCCAGTCGCCGTCCGGATTGTAGGCCAGGTAAACGTCGCGGATTTCGCGAAGATTGCGCAATATCATTTCTTCCGCCTGCGCACGTGTCATTTCTTTCTGTGTCATGCTATAGCCCTTCTCTTTCTGGGTACTATCACCCGTCCATTTGTCGCTTGTTTGATCTGCACCCGCCGCCGAGGATCCGCCGGGATTGCTTCCCGGCTTTTTTCCCATTCTGTCAACGCCCATTCCGGCGCGGTCAGCGGGTTTTCGTAGTGGTACATCTGGCGCAGATATTTACGCGCCGTCGGTCCTGTGCATCCGTAACGTTCCCTGATATCCCGGACGGTAACCAGCTTTTCCATCAGGCAACCCTCCAAATGTCGTCGACTTTCAGCCCCAGCGCATCCGCGATTCTGGAAACCGTTTCATAGGTACCGCGCCGGTTGCCCCTTTCAATGTCACTCAAATAAGGGGCAGTTCTGCCAACTTTTTCCGCAAGCTGTTTCAGAGACAGTCCCGCTCTTTCACGGGCATCTCTGATCCTGCGTCCGCTGCTGTTCTGCATTGCTACCCTCCTTTCGTTAGCTGTTGTTAGCCGTTTTTGTGGTCCCTTATACATTGTAAGCTATATATAGCTAAAATGCAATAGGGAAATAAGCACTTATCATATTTATTCCTCCTCATCGTAAATTATCATATGCAGTTTCATTTCCAGCCAGTCCAGCCCTCGCCGGGTCAGGTGCCAGAACTCGCCAGATCCACTCTTGACGCATTCAGCATGACCAGCCTTTTGCATCCGTTCCCACACCCAATATCCGTCACACTTCGGCGCAGTATCGAAATAATTTCTGTACGGTCTGTAATAAACTTTCCCGTGGCGTTTATAGGCGTGTCGTAATCCTTCAGGCCATAGCCCAATCGTGTGCATCATGGTTCGGATAATTTGCTTCAGTTTCTTATCATCTTCTTCGGTCATATCAATGCCGTTCACGAGCAAGAAATCGTCATATCCGAGATATTCACGGTATTCCGCTTCATCCCGTTCCCGCGCCAGTTTCTTCAGCGTCCGCAGATTATACGTGCATCCCAATCCTTTGTCATCATCCATAACCTTCGGATCATCCTCCGATATCAGCGTACAATAGGTTTCCGGATATTCTCCGCCCGTTGATGAAAGATACTGGCATTCGTCACAGTGGCGCATTTATTCTTCCTCCTTCATCAATTCATACCCGAACTGTCTGACCGTCCGTTTCAGCCCTTCATAGCCGTGTACATAAATCTGGTTTTTCTTCTTCGTGTCCCGGATCACGCAATTCCCGTTTTCGTACTTCTCATAGACGAAAGCCTGACCGTTCAGCAGGAAGCCGTTTCCGGGGAAAAGCTGGGTCAGCTTGCCGTTATTCATGGTTATCTGCATCGGGATCCTCCTTGAATGGGTCATCGTACTTGTAAGCGTTCATCACATCCCAGTTATTGCCAATAGGTGCCGAAAGCGAATACCGCCCGGACAACTTATATTCGCAGTAATCCTCAATGGCGGTGACAACATCCTTGAAGGTCAGGCACCAATCGTCAGGTTCGCCAACGTGGAAATTTCCCCCGTCAGCCATCTTGGCAAATATCATCCGGCCTTGGATCATCGCCGGAAGTTTTCGGATTAAATCTGCGCTATCAATCTTCATTTCAGACACCTTTCTGCCGTGGATATACCGCCCCGGCTCGGTCTGTCTTTACGATACCTTTTCAACCTGATCGAACGTAAACCAGAAAGCTTTCCGCATCCAGCATTTCCCGCCGGATTCCTCTTCCCCGTTGGCTTCCTCATTCTTTGCTTCTTCGCCCTTCTTCCCGGAATACTTCCATATAGCGCTCTTCGATGATATATCCGGAATCGTCGCGGTGCTGGTCATTATACATAAAATTGTCGCGCTTTGCGTAAGGCCAGACGTGTGTATTTGCGTAATAGGCAAAAGCGGGATCATTCTTCCGGCGGCGGCGTTCTGCGACGCAATAGGCGATTGCTTCCTTTCGGGTGATGCGTTCGCATCCGTCAATTTCTGCCTGCTTTTCTTCTTCCGGGGTTTCGGTATAGTACAGAGAATACTCATTGTCGAACTTTCCGCGTGCGATAAAATAGGCTTTTTTCATTGCTGTTTCCTTTCATGCTTTCCCAAATTGAGTTTTTTATAAATGCGTTTGCTGTGCCTTTTTCCAGTGACTGCAGATAGTCATAAATCTGCATATCGGTTTCATTGTTTCGGTTGAAAGTCAGAAGTTTCTGAACAATATTCGCTTTTGTATACTTCTGATCGTATTCGCTTTTGCTTTGCTTACTCATTTTACCCCCATCCGTGGGTGACGGAAGATCCGCCACCCACGTTTCATTTTTTAGCATGCTTCCCATGCCTGCAATGCGGTTTTGCGTTCCGCTTCCAACCGGTCCAGAACGCGGAATGCGCGCTCATATAAGAAATCAATTGCGTCGATTTTCCGCCCCAGCTGCTTTTTCTTCCACGCTTGCAGCTTCCGCGCGTTGTCCTGTTCGATCTGACGATGCGCGTTCAGTCTTTCAATGGTTGTCATATGTTAGCCCTTTCTTTCTTCCGGTCCGATCCGATCCGGTATCTAGATTGTATACTATATATATAGTTTCTGCAAGGGGTTTTTGAAGATTTTCTCAAAAAATTTTTGGGGGAAGGGAAGAACCCCGCCCCGCATCATTTCGCAAGGGATTTACGGGGGAAATAAAAAAATCCCCCGGTTTTTCCGGGGGAAGGGGATAGCTATTTAATTTTCTTCGGGCGGTTTCGCTTCCGGAAGTCCGGCGAGAGCAAGCAGAATCGCACACACTGCGCCGAAAGCACCGGCGGACAACGCCGCCAACCAATTCACGTCGCCCAGAACCGTCGCGCCTGTTCCGATGTATGCAAGTGCAGATTCTGCAAAAGTACGAATAGCACGAATCAAAGCAGCCTTGAGCCATGTTTTCCAATCACTCATTTCATTCTTCCCCCTGTCGATTGTTTTTTTCCAGTTGGTCTATTCTGTGTGTGTTTGACTGTGCCCGCGCTTCGACGCGTGCCAGGCGTTCCCCATGGTCGCTGATACTGTCGCGCATCGTGCGCATTTCGACGCGAATGTCGTCAACGCCCGTTATCAAACTGTCTAACTTCGTCTGTATAATGGCGTTCGATGCGGCATCCGTGCGAGTGTCCTTTCTCCCGGTAAGCAGCAGCCCAATGAATGAAAGAACAACTGCACCGAAAGAGATAAGAATTCCCGTCTCCATCGTTTACACCCCCTTTCCGCCGGATACAACCGCACCCGGATACTGGGACGCCAGCCGGTCCGCCTGATCTTTTGTCAAGGCGGGAACGGTCACGGTGTAAAGGATCGGGACAGCATCCGGCAGTGAAAGATAACGCGCCATTATATAACCGGATTGCGCGCCGTATTTGATCTGCGCCCAATCCCCGGATACACCGTCTACATATACTGACGCACCGACCGGAACGCGCGTCACGATAGAGGAAGAAGTCGACGCCGCTTTGCGCAGATTTACCGTACTGCCGGCAGAAGCAACGACAACCGCCAGCCGTGCCCCGTCTGCGGGTGTATCTGGCTGCACGCCGGAATAGTCCACGTATTCCGGTAACCATTCGCCAATATAAGACCAGCGGTTTATATTTGTATCCACCTTTGCCGTCGGCGATGTCATATGGACAATTCGGACAGGATCCGCGGTTACAACCGTCCCGATATGGGTATAATCCGTCAAGTCGCCGTTATACTTACTTCCGCCTTTTTGGTACGCCCCAGGCAGATTATAGCCAGATTCGCCTGGAGACTTTGCACGAAAAACAACCGCACCCGGCACAAGCTGTGCAACATCTGTCAGAAGCTCAAAACGCGCCATCTGATACCGTGCTGAATTATTTGTCCCGGTGCTGGAAAACTTCACGCCGCACACCCTGAACGCGTATTTAGACATGCCGATGCAATCGCATTCTTTGAGCGTCGACGCGCCTTTTTCGTACTTGGGTTTCGCTTTCACAATTTCTTCACAAGCGGCGAGATATGCCGAAATCGATGCAGACATAAAACCCCCAATTAAAAACGCCGGAAGGATCCGGCGTATTGTTGTTAGTTGTTGGAAGTTGTTGTTAGTTGTTGTTAGTTGTTGTTAGTTGTTGCAAAGTTGTTGCAAGTTGTTGTTAGTTGTTGCAAGTTGTTGGAAGTCTTAAGTTACATTCAAAATGCGGGTGAGGATTTGCACCACACAAGAGCATCTTTCCTGCGTCTGCTCACGACTGCCGACCAGAATGCAGTCTTATGGCCTTGCCGCCCGTCTACCTTTTCCGGCACCGCATCACTATTATACCATGAGATGAATATTAAGTGTATTTGCTAGGGACAATAATGTCCTTAGCAAATACTTTCTTAAAGTGTTAGTCTTTACGTTATTTAATCTGGTTTCACAATCTCAAAACGTCCTTCTGGACAATATGCGACATTACCGCAATCATCTAACAAGATCAGCTGCCCATCTTCCGTGACAGCGAAAGTGTCAATGTCGCAGTACACAAGATTCTTGGCCCATTCTTCGGTTCTTGCTATCTTTTCGACATTTGGATACCCACCTGTCTTTGGATCAATCACGCCAAATCTTAACATTCTCAAGCTCCCTATTTCTTAATCCAAATAGATAAGATTATGAATATCTCCAAGAATAAGATTATCAGTTCTATTGGCATTTTACTCGCACATCCTTTACAAAAGACGATTGATTATAATAACTGGAGAGGCGTTTTCCATACCAGTATACGATTTCATTTCAGCCCCACACTTTGGGCAGAAACGATAATCGGCAATAAAATCAGCGTTTTTATAAAAACTGTAATACCATGGAATAAAAAACCTACACTTCTTGCATCTCCAACCATCCTGACCGTGCTTATCTTCCATGTAAAGCCAACTTGATTCTTTAGGCATCTTATTAAACTCCTAAAAAGTAAGAGGATTAAAGAGAGTCTTAAGAGAGTCTTAAGATTGTTTTAAGCGGCCTGCCCATTTTTCACCGGGCAAGTGAGCCGCTTAAAAATGTATTTGCTAGGGGCAATGATGTCCCTAACAAATACTTGCTTAAAGTGTTATTTAAAACATGGCGATGGCGTAGGATTTCCCTACATACTGGCAAGGTTTTCTGTCAGCGTCCTTGTCTCCCTGTCTTTGGATGGGAGCAGTTAAACGAGCCATCGAAAGGTCACTTTTAATCATAATACTTAAACCAACTTGCCGCTTCAGCATATGCCAACGGAACATTGTTACAAGTATATCCTAATTCCGTGACTATGTTTACTTTCAGCGCATCCGGGTCATTATCCACTGCATGGTGAGGAGAAGCACAACCAGCTGGCATAGTTCTGATTTCCGCAACACTCCCACTGTTTTTCATTGCCTTAATCAGATTCAAACTTTGATTATATGCAATCGTTGTATCATCTGCGGCAACATGGATTCTGAATGGACACCTGCAAACTTTTACAACATCGTCATATGTCCCCGGATTCTTAAACTTCAAAACTACAAGTTCCGCAAATGTTTTATTAACCACCCAACTAAAATAGGCATTATAACCAACAAGTCTATCACGGTTTGCAATCATCAGAGCATTGAAATCATTGGTTGACATTGGCGATGCGGCAGACGGGTCTGAAAGAAGGGCATCTGCATTCTCCAATTTGAGGTCATTGATATAGTCTGCTCTGGACGGAATTCCATATCCGCATTGCTGATAATATGGATTCAATGCAGGAGCTAACAAGTCAGCGGCTTTTACCGGGATGTTTGAATAGCATATGGCAAGCGCACCAACACCGCCCATTGATTTTGCGGAAACATAAACTCCTGTATCATCAAGATTAAAATGCTCTATTAACCATTTGTAACCCTGCTCATATGCGGCTGTGTTTGTTGGCATTCCGTTAATGTCTCCACCCATCGTTCCGTATTTTGATGTGCGGACGAACATATCAGCAATGGCAAATCCTTCTTTTTGCCAGTAACCAAGATAATCCATATAATTGTTAGATATTAGATCATTCCCCATAAGAGAATAATCCCCTGATCCATGGCACCATATAATTAACTTGCTCGGTATTCCTGTTTCACTGTAATTCGGCGGCAGAAGCAGTAATAGTGATGTCATGTATTGATGGTTATCAAGAAGATTTGAACTTGATGTAGCATCGTCTGTATTGATTTGCACACCATTAACAAGATTTAGCTTATACGCAAATGACATGGTATTTGCGTCTACATACTTGTTTTTCCGAATGCTATAATTCCCAACATATACTACAGGATCATCAATATATGCTCCGTCTCCCAATGTAAACCGTATATCAAATGTTTGCGGTGATATTGCTTCTGATGCGTT